TTACCTTTCCCAATCACAGGGGCTTCATCTAAGACTTCGTTTAGTCGGGACATGAAATCCTTGCTACCTGCATTGGCATCAAGAAGTTCTTTGATCATTCCGGCGCGAAGCTCATCTCCTAATACGCCTAGTGTGACGTATTCAGATAGGACGGCATCCATCTCATCAGGATTCTTGAACTGTTCTTTCGAGAACTTAAAAGTATCAACAAGAGTTGACCCCATCTTTCTCAACGGAATACCATTGGCTGGGCCGAAGAACATTACGTTCCCTAGAATGTTACGCGCATAGAAACCCACTGAGCCTAATGTTTTAAGTAACATAGACTTACCTGTGAGGTTTTGGAGTAAAGAGGCCGTCTTGGATACAACCTCTTCAGCAGTGGAGGCTCCAGAGTTGGCGAAGCTTGGGTTAATAACATCTGCCAAATCCTCCACTAAAGACTTCTCAGCATACATGTAAGCGAACGGGTCGTTCTTGTTCGCGTTCGATTTCATCTGAATGAAGTCAGGGTATTTATCGGGATCAGCGGCATACGTTTTAGCATCCACCATGAACCCTTGGTCTTTACCAACAGTGGCAATGTTACTTCTGAATACTTGTTCGGCAGCTATGGTTGAAACTGTAGCATAAGTTCGGGCGATAAGATCAGTCCCAACTTCCTGACCATACTCTCCGAGGATGTTTCTCAACTGTTCTGGTAGGTCTTTTCTCTCGGAGAAATTTTTAGCTATTTTCGAGTAGCGGCTGCTTGTTATGGGAGAGCCTGAGTGGACACTTTCATACCTTTGGATGAAAGCCTCAAGAGCTTTCTCTCCATGAGTAGACCCCGCTCCTGCTTTATCGTGGGCATCACGTAGAGCTTTATCTGCGGCGTCGTCAGCTTCTACAGCAGACTTATTCTGATTTAGCGCGGCGGCTCTAGCTTTGTCCTTAATGTCCTTGTCAAAGAAGGCCATGCCTTCTGCGCGGACTGCGCCATACAAAGGATCTTCCCTAACCTTTTGAGCGAACGTCGGGTCGTTAAACATCCGGTAGCTCCTCGTGATGTAGAAACCACCTGTCTGGTCAATACGGACGCGCAGTTCATCTGAAATACCCGCTCCTTTAATCTTCTCTTGTAGCGGTTGGATAAGATCACTCCGCATCGAAGTTATCAGTGATGCGAGTCTGGGGGACCTCGCGGCGAGATCACTCAAAGCTTGCGCCGTCTCTAAGTTCCGCGCCGCAATAGCCGACTGTTCTTTTGAATCGATTTCGGCAGCGGAAGTCTGTTCTGACGCAACCTTCTGCACTTTCTTTTGTGCGCGTGTCAGAGTATCGTCTGCTTCAATCTTTTCGACTCTAGCCCGATGCTCGCTTTCTTTAGTTACATAGAAACTGTTCTTAACTAGCGAGTCTTTGTTATATCCCTGAGCAGTTGCAATTGTTAAAAGAGTAGAATCATCCAGAATGATGCCGTCTTCTTTAATGACATCATTAAATTTACGGTGGAATGATTTAAGGACGTGTAGCCCTCCCCTCTTGAACTCGTCTCGTTGATCCAACATACTCTTAATTGGGGAGCCTAGATCACCTTGGAACATACGAGCCATTACCCCTTTGGGTGACTTATAAGTTTTGTATTCCAACTGAGAGATCTCAAGGAGTTCTGGTATCATTGAGAAATCATACTTATCTCCAGAAGAAACCGGATTAGGATTTCGGCTAGACGCAAACAGCGGGAAGTCCAAACCAATCTCCCCCTCTTTATCCATGACGAGATCGTTGTACTTGTCTTTTATTAACTGAATGCTCTCAGGATCTGCGTCTTTAATTTCAGATCGATATTCCGTGATGGCTTCCGCGATCTTTTCGTTCGTTCGCTCCTTTAAGAGAGCCTTACCCGCTGCACCTTTATAGAAAGCTTTCAAAGACTTACTCCCGTGAGATAGGTCGAATACATAGTCTGTTTCGTTGCCCGTATTTACCCAATGTTTTTGGTTAATTCTGTTGGTAGGTACTTCACCCCCGTGCATAGCCTCAAACAAATCAAATTCTCCGTCGTTCGGGGATTCAAGTAGAGCTGTGGCACTGTCAGAAGCTTTTTTAAACAACCTATCTACTGTTTCCACAGCAAAATCTAAAACGCTTTGTTTTTCCGCGAGGCTCAATTCGGAAAAGGCAAACCCTTGCTTCTCTTCCTGAGTGATTGGGCCTTCTTCTTCTTCTTCAAAAGCACTATCTAGTTGGTCTTCAACGCTTAGTTCTTCGGTAGGGGGAAGGCTAAGGTTTTCTTTTATTGTACTTACCGTAGCTTTTGGTAACCTCAGACTATTCAGTATTACCCATTTCTCGTGTGTCTTTTGTACGGGTGTTGGGGAACTATTCTTTTCCAAGTTCCTAAGAACCTCTTTTCTCGACCGGTCATCGACCTCGAAACCACGCCTCCCCCACATAGAGTAACCGACCATCGTTCCAGTAAAGGTAGGCATAATCGTTGCTAGTTCATCATGTGCATCTACCCCGAATTTATTTTCTACGTGTCTTAATACTTCCGTTCGGGCTGTTTTCATGGCGACGTTCTTGTAGTCCCCACCCCCTGTTGTCGTTAAGACGTTAACCCCCGTTTGGTCTGCGGTAGCAACGACTGCGTTTAGGAAATCACCTGAAAAACTTCTCGCAGCCGTGGTGTAATTTTTCATCCAGTCGATGTGGATTTCCCCTCCTCTTTCTAGCCGGATTTGCAACATGGCGGCTCGTGACTCTTGTCCATCAGCGGCTTTCAGATCAGTGACATTTACCACAAGACCTTCACCACGCCACCGTTCCTCGTCCTGTTCTACAGTGATTTCTAAAGAATCATTGCTGAGACTCTCTAACGAGTCCATAATAACTTGGTGATCCATACCCGTATCTGGATGGGGATTCTTGACGTCATAATATTCTACGCTGTCTTCAACATCTACGAAGTATTGACCATCAGTTACGGCTAGTTGCGCCCTCCTCATAATTCGGTTAAGTGAATCCGCAGGAAGTGAGGAAGTAGCTAAAGTTATGATCTGGTCTACTGCCTCACCGTAGGCTTGAGCTTCTCCAAGGACATCATTCTCCATGAAGCGTTTGAACTCAAGCATCGTGGCTTCGGGGTTAGCCGTGTCAAACGGAGTCTTGGCGCGAACTGTGTTGAAACCAGCGTTGATGAGCTGGATCTCACCGTGGATCTTACGGAGCATAGAATCTAATGCTCCTGACCCTCCCTTCATCTCGCGCATAGCAGCGAGCCTGCTGAAGATTCCTCTGAAGTATCTCGACAGCATCTGAATCAGAGACGGCTTGGATGTCCAGAATTCTATGTCTTGCTCAGTCGTAAACCCGCGAGTCACTTTCTGTAGGTGCATACGGAGCTTCTCTTCGGCTAATCGCCTTTTGAGGATTGTCAGTTCTTTCTCCTGCTCCTCAGTAAAGTTCTCTTCTGTAGACGATTCTAAGAGGGCTATATTTTCTTTTAGAGCATTAGGGTCTAGGTAGTATTCCTCCGCGATGTCCTTAAAATTATCTAAGCTTAGTTGGCCGATGTAGCTATTTATTTCGGCGGTAGTAAGCGAATTCCAAGACGCTACGTGGACTACTTCTTCACTGATAACACTCTCAACATACACACGCGATCCAACCGAATCCATGTCCTCGACTGCCTCCATTATTAAGTCGGGTCTGATGAAGATCTCATTACCTAAAGCCCAAGCTGGCGAATCCATTGCCTGCGGATCTTTTTTCTTGGCCTCCGTCACTTTCATATTGTAAGGTAAACGGCTTTTGAGGTGGAGCATAAGAGATTCAAATTCCCTTTGGTCTTTCTTATTGCGCGTCGATCCCTTTTTAGATTTAGACAGGAACGAAGCAAAATTCGCGTCTTGGGGGTCTGTTGGTCTCTGTGCTGTTTCCAACACCGGAGCCTCTACGTCTCCGAGGAATTCATACAACTCTGCATTATCTGAGACAACTCGTGTGGCATCTTCTGCTACCATCGCGCTTACTTGAGAGATCGGAACTGACTGTGTTCTCGCTACTGACTTACTCAAAGTAATGACATCTCCCAAAGCCGCTGTGTAAACAGCAGCTTCAGACTTAGATACCTTTCGGAACATCGATACCAAAGCGTCTAGAATTCTAGTAAAGAATCCCCGCTGCGCTTTAGGTGGCTCAAGATCTTTAATCAGCGCCTGTAGTTTAGGCGATAGGAGGAATTTAGCTAAGAACTCATCGAAGTTCTCAAAGGCATCTTCCATGTAAGGATTAGATGGCCCTCTCCGATACTCATTCTCAGCGAGTTTAAACAACCCTTCCAGTCGAGTTCGCGCAGTTTTTTGGTTTGGGGTAAGGTTCTCAAGCGGCAAGTTAGCCACGTTGTTTAAGAAAGCGTGGACATACTCTTCAAGAAGGACATTCTCTAGGCCGAGTCCGTTTCCTGTTTTTGTGTTGATTAGCACGTTGTGGCTGCCATCCGTTAAACGGGAATAGTTACCCGCAAAATCAGCATCCACTTGAGTCATCTCGAAACTCACATTCCTGACGAAGCCTTCGTCCTCAAGCAAAAGGTTCGCCACCAATTTGTGAGACTTACTATCACTTGTCTTCGATATGATTTTAAGGGCTTCGATAACCGATTCGGGGTTCTGGGACTCCAGCCCTAAACGCTCAATCTCTTGGAGGTTTTCAGCCTCATAGATTGCTCGCTGCTTACCTGAAACGTGGCTTCTTGAGAAACGAAGCAGGGCGCTTTTGTTGATTGCTTTAACAAAACCCACGGCGTCTCTATCGGAGACTTCCTTACCTAAGGATTCTTTTAGCATTAAGCGAAGACCGAGAATAAATTGAGGGTCGTTGCTATCTAGGTTTGATAAGTAATTTAAATAGACGGCTTGTTTAAATGACTCCTGACCAAGCAGCTTGTTTTCTTTCAACAGTTTCTTGAATTTAAGAGCCTGTGACCCGCCATCGGTTTCATAGTTAGCAGATCTAAGAAAGTCCCCCATGTAACTTATGATATCAGAGACCTTCATCTTTTCGACCTCTGCGACCTGTCGGGCTGACGCATTAGGGATAATACCCTCAATAAAGAGGTCTTTAAGGGACTGTGTAAGTTCGGGCGAGTTTTCAATCTCTTCGACGCTTAACTTAGCTATTCCTCTAGCGGCTTGGGACACTTCGCTAAGATCCGTATCACGATCAATCTGCCCTGAACCAGCGAAGGGGTCCACAATAATGTCCCCTTCAAGGTTCGTCATTTGTTCGGATCTCATCCCGCCCGTGAGGGGATCTCCAAAAACTTCGGGATCGAGGTTGAGGTCAGAGAAAGATGAGACAATAGAATTTTGTTGGGCCATCTTCCTGCTCTTTTCTTGCGCGATATACTTCCTAACCTTCTTTTGCAAGATGGTCGGGAACGTCGGCATCATACCATTAGCGAAGTTAGCATTATTTAAAATTTGCTGGTTTATGAAAGCCTCGACAACACTAGCGTGGGATGCTCTTTCGCCTACCTTCACAAAACCTTTAAGCGTAGAAGCCAGTAACGACGCATTAACTTTTCCGTCTTTTACTAGACCGTCGATTGATGCGCGAGTAGCTATATCTCTAGATGCGAAGTTTCTAGCTTTCTTATTTGGCACAGCTAAGATGCCTCCGGCTGAGAAGTTGTGCTTCGTGCTTTTGACAAGTGTATCACGCATGGAGAACAAATTCAAAAGGAAGACGTATTCATGATAAGCCTCGAAAACAGGAGTCACACTCGCGGTATCGGAAACATCAAGCATGTCTAATCCTTGTTTCTGACTGTCCCTCAAGTGAATCTTAATTAGACTAGTATCCCCAGAAACCGACTGCACGTAATCGAGTAGTGAATTATGGATGTCTCCGTATGTTGACAGAGTAGAACCAATAGGGAGGGAGTAGCCACGTTCATTTAAAGGAGTGGCTCCGTGGGGCATAACCTTACTGTCCATGCCTGCTGAGATGAATGGGAGCTTCTTGAGATCATCGAGGCGGCTTTGATCCACTTGAGCATTGGTAATGTCATTCAACACGCTACCTACAATCTCTACCCCTACACCATAAACACGCGGCTTCTTCACATGTTTGACGTAACCATCTACGACTTTGATCGAAGGGTTAATGTTGAACATGTTTACGGAATCGGGAACGGGGATTCGAATATCTTGGGCCAGCATGTGGGCCATAAGGACAGGGTCATTATTAAATATCCCCCTACCTTCGACATCTAGATTGCCCTTAATAACTGTGCTTTTTACTTTCTGTCCTGTCTTAGGGTTGAAGTAAGTAATTCGCGGCCCTTCAAAGTTAGTTGTTTTTTGTTTCGGGTCTAACTCAATCAAAGGCCACTTACTGTATATTTTTTCAGCAAGGTAATCTGAAACGCTTGAAGTATCTTGCCGAGTCAAAGGAACTCCATAATTCTTACTTGAAGTCAGCCTTACTGGGAATCCAATGTTCTCTAGTTCAAGAACTACCGAAGCTTCTTGTTCTTCTGCTTCGGTTAACTGGTCACCTTTTTGGAAAAAGGCCAGATCGATCTGAGGTGTCTTAGTTGCTGGTCGGGATGCATTAGGATACAACCCAGCTTTAGCACTAGAGATAGACGCATCAGCGGCTGTCTTTAGTTCTTCAGGTCCAACTTGTTGCAGCTCCTCAACAAAAGAAGAAACTTCTGCGGCTTCTGCTTTTTGAATTAGAATAGCTTCATCTTTTGCCGCTGCCTCTGCTGCTGCCTCTGCTGCCTCTGCCTCAAGAGGCGTTAAGAGTGGGGGTTCCCCTGACTCTTCATTAGCCGCCCGCGTAGTAGCTAATTTAGGCGCCTCCGTATCCGCAGGTAATTTCTGCCCCGCTTCCTTTGCGCCTAGTTTAAAATATCTGCTAAGAACAGCCGCAGAAACAGGACTCCCAGTATCCCGCAAATTAAATTCTACGTCTTCGGCGATGTCGTTATACAGACGGTCTACTTGTGCAAACTTTCGCTGCTCGTTAATTTTTAGTTTTGACCCAATTTTTTGGATCACGGGAGCGCCTGCTCCCATGATGCCGCCAATCATAGCCGCGTGGAATGTCTGCGACAGTCTCTCTAGTAGTGGGGTGTCTTGATCTAGAGCTGCATCTTCTACAAAGCTATTAACGAACTGGTCAAGTCCCTCTTCCGCAGCTTCGTCAGTGAAATTCTTACCGACTGAGAACACTCTAGCAATTTTGCCATTTTTACTCATCGATTTAGAAACCGATTCACGGATCGCTTTCGATATAGTCTCGTTCTTAATACCTCCTGAGAAACTCGTTACTTTTTCAGTAGCCGTTTTCAATTCTCGGAAAGACATCCCACGTAAAAGGGCGTCATCTAGTCCCCCGCGACCCAAGAAGCTGAAACTAGAAGTAATAACTCCGGTTATAGCGCCACTCATTAAACCAGCACCTAAAGCCCTGTCCCTAATTTCTTCTTCCGACAAGTCGGTATTCGACCGGAGGTGGTTAGTGATACTACCGTATGTTGCTGCACCTGATCTGGTGGCTGCGGGGACAAACACTGCTGAAGTAATTCCGATCTTCTCAGCTAAGTTGCTGTTGAACCCTTTCATAACGTCATTAGTCAACTTAGCGTCCCCCGTCTTCACAGCCTCCTTAATAACTTGAGCTAGCGTCAGTGAATTTTTTCCTTTCCCCAATCCTAGCGTAGCAATCTTTGTAGGAGCCGTTTTAATTGTATGGCCCACTACTCCTTTAACAATCCCTTTAGCTGCTCCGAGAGAACCAGCTCTTACTGCAACATACGCAGCGCCCCCCGCGCCAGCCGCCGGAGCCGTAAACGCTGCCAGCACAGTCGTGGCGGCAATGTCCACCAACATAGGGGATATAGTCTCCAAGATTTCTTGGCCATACCCGTAGTCTTGGTTGAACAATTGAGCTACTTCCCTCCGGTCAGAACTACGCTGCGCGGATTCAGATAGATAGTTAATAGCAATATCATTACCCATAGCAGCGGGAATCGCAGCTAGGAGAGTCCCAAAGCTATCAAGAACCGACGCACCTACGCCTGCCGCTTTAGCGGTGAACTCGCTGTAGTTATCTTCGTTGGCTAAAAAATCGTTCAAGATTTTATGGTTCGCCTTGCCATCAACTCTGCCTTGCATAAGCGCGATGTTCCACTCGTCGTCAACACTACTCCTACTAAGAGTTTTAGCATAAACATCAAAATTTTGGTCTAAGACTACTGTCCTGTTTGCTCTTAAGATTTGGCGAGTCTCTGTTGGCAGCTCAGGTCTGGCTTTCAACATGTCGTTAAAAGCTCCTTCATTTACCATTGCAGCAGAGTGGACTACGGGAACTCCAAAAGAAGTAATCCTAAGATTCTTCCCTGCCTCTTCCCCCTCGTAGAATTCAAACATTCCACCAGCTTCGGCGGTCTCTAGAACAATCTGGCTGTATGCCGCTTCGATTTCTCCCCCACTGTATTCTTCGCCTTGAGTGAGGCCACTTTTGATATTTAGCTTTTCTGCAATAGACTGGATCGTAGACGTCCTGTCTATTTCTTGAGCCGCGTCTAAAGCTTCAATATTTTCTTGGGCTTCTCCGTCAAAAACCCCGCTGACAAACTCCCCGATGTCCTCAATTCGTCTTTTAGCCCAGTCCAGCACACCCTCATCTTCTGATTCAGCGAGGTTCTTTGCGTGGGCTTCAATTTGAGTTTTGAGGTCGGGAGAATCCTTAACCAAAGAATTAATCATTCCTTTGGCCTCGTTGTAACGATGCAGCTTAAAACGAGGGACAGTAGCTCCGGCAGGGATTACTAGTTGCTCTTGGGCAATATAAGCATCGGACAACGAGACGTCCCCCGCAGAAGAAGCTGCCAGTGCATCACTTAAGTTGTCAAACTTTAGGGCAGAGTTCCCCGCAATAATTCTCCGGTTCCCTTCTTTGTCCGTGGTAGCTATAAAAGGAAGCTCCTCCGAATTAAGCATACGTCTTTTTACGACGTCATATTGACGCTCGATAGCCTCCTCAGTTTCGGCCTGCAATTGATTGAAACTGCCTTCCTCAAAAGACTCAGGGTCTTCTTCCCGCATTTTTTGAGCTTCTTTAAACTCGGTGATAGTTGTCCAATCAGGGTCGTCTTGACTGATCCTAGTTTGGATCATGTCTAACTTAGCTTCCCTAGAAATACCTTTTGGCGCAGTAAGAGCATTATACCCTTCGACGTCCCCTTGTTCTAATGCCCCATTCTTAACTAAAGACGTATATAGCGAACTTTGAATATCCCCCTCCGCTTTAACTGACATCGCCCCCGCATCAATATACGTTTTACGTAGATAATCTGCGTAGTTAACGCGGCGGTCTACATCTTCTTCTTCAATAGATCTTTTAGAAGACCAAGCTGAGTATTTCTCAAATTCAGGCTCAGAAGAGCCAGTTAGTGAGCTAAAAAATTTCTCGTAGTCAGTCATAGCTGATAATATATATGTGTGTATGTGTGAGGGGATTTTAAGCCCAATCTGGAAATAGTCTATTCGTCGAAAGCTCCATCTAAAGGATTCGCTGCGTTGGTAGTAGGGGAATTCTCTGCCATTTTACTACTCAGTAATGAGAGGAGGTAACGATGCAAGTCGGCCCCACTCATTGAAGATAAAATACTCTGCACTTTCGCGGGAGGGTAGTTAGCACTGTCCACGAAAGAGAATATAGATTCTAAAACAGCTCTACTACCTTTCTCTAGTTCAAACTTTGCAGTATCCCCGCTAGAAATGGCTTCAGCTTTTCCAACAGCCGAAATTTCTCGCGGCTTTTGGCCGACAACCATATCGTAATAGGATTTATACGTCGAGAACCTTGCTTTACGGGACGCTACCTCCGCTGTTTGTTGTGCCGCTTGGATAGCTGCTGCTGCACGAGTGCCTTCCAATTCTTGACTACTTAGCATGGCCCTTTCGCGATCATCCAACACACCGTCTTTGTTTATCAATTCGTCGCGCAAAACATCGTCCCCCGAGGCCATCGCCATTTGCATATTCGCGTAATTAGCGGCCTGCTCTTTCTCCTCAAGTGCCTTCGCCTTTAGCCTATCTTGTTCGACTTTTGATTCGACGGCTTTCTGAGAATCTACAGCCTTAAACGCTGCTCCAAAGATGCTGGTAGCGCGTTGACTGTTCGCTAGATGAGGAGCATAATCTACTAGACCCCTACTAAGTTCTGCCGATTTCTCTAACGGGCTTAGAGTATCATCGTCGAGAATACCGTTAACCAACGAATCAATTTTTGGGCTGAACTCTAAAGCCTCGTTTTGCCTCTGCGCGGCTTCTTTGGCTTTCTGTAGGTCCATCTTTTGCTTCTCGTAAGCGAGATCCTGAGACCTCATCGACCTTGAATGCTGCTCAAGCTTCATAGTATGCATCTGCATAGGCATCAACGTCTCTTGGCGATACTTCATCGCTTGGTCGAAGCCTCTTTCGCCCATGAGCATTGGGAAATACTGCTGCCGGAGGGGCGCAATGTCTTGATCGTAATTAATAGCCATTTTCTATGTAACTAGTGGGTCTACTTCGCCATCATCTTTTGGGCGGTAAGCCCCATCTTTCCCTATTACCCGAGGTAAGATCGTCTTCGGATACTTTGTCTCCACTCCTCCTCCTCTTATTATAATCAGTATTCCGTTGTTCAGCGCGGGAATTCCCGTCTTCTTTACGCTGTCCTACATAAGATTTTGGAGCGGCAGGTGTGCCAGCGGTATAAGAAGAAGCAATACTATCTTGCTTATTAGCTTCGCGCGACACTTGAATTTTACCTACCATGCGCTGCATACGGGCAGCAGGTGTGTCGATTGCGGACTCATTCATACGTTTATCCTCTCCACGCATAGCCATCTCTTGTGCTGCCCCGCCATACCCCTGCCGCCTAAGCCTGCGAGCGGACCTGCGATACTTCCCGCTTTCGGGTCCAATAGCGCGAGCAGGTTGACTGAGCGGTGAACCACTACCAAGCTTGTAGTTGTCATCCTGCATCGCGGCCAGCGAGCCAAGCCCAGTCCCAAATTCGTTCTGGAACATGACATTCTGCGCGGCCTCTTCGGGTGAAGAGGTAGGGGCAGCAGTGGCAAAGTTTGAGGGCTTAATTAAGTGTTTATCCATTGTGGACTCAAAAGCTTCGCCAGACACCCCCTCATACTTGCCAAGCTGTTCTTTGGCTTGGCTATACATGTCGGGGGTCAGCTTGCCTCGCTTGGACAAATCCTTCATTTTTTTGAAGAAGTCCTGCTTCATAGTTGAACCACCACTCTCTTGAGCGTTAGGGTCGGACGGTTTAATTGAGTGTTTGGCCATTGTGGACTCAAAAGCTTCGCTGGACACCCCCCCATACTTGCCAAGCTGTTCTTTGGCTTGGCTATACACCTCTCCGGTCAAGCTGCCTTTACTTGATAAATTCTTCAGTTTTTTGAAGAAGTCCTGCCTGATATTATCTCCCTGCTGCCCCTCGTTTTTGAGTATCTCTTTTCTAGTAGCCATAATTACCAAAGGTGTTTGCAGGCCCGTCGGGATCGTTTAATTGCCACAAGGCGTAATTTACCAGAATACAACGAAACTGTCAACGGGAAGGATTTAGCCGAATGCTGGAAAAACGGCATGTGGGCATCTAAAAACTATTCTCCTAGCCCCTTAGTCCTATAGTATATATTTTATAGAACTAAGGGTCAGAGAGAATAGTTTTTAAATGCCCTATGCCGTTTTTCCAGCATTACGTCACTGATTCAAGAGACTCGTTTCGGGATTATCAAGCGCACCGCTAAGGCTTTTAATCGTAACCGGTTCCCTGTATCCCTTACCACTGCTGTCTTTCGGGGGATCTACGGCCACCATTCCCAGACGCTGACGGGCGCAATCGAGGGCCAGAAATGCGGCGTCAGCCAAGTCAGGACTGCGCCCGAAGCGCGATTTGAACTCCGGTTTCGACTCAATCTTCACTTTTAGCGACCCAGTTTTGACCATGTCGTAGTTGCGAGCGCACATTTCTTTGGCCAAATCGGACGATATTCCGTAGATCTGCCTCGTCCTCATCAGCTCTTTTCCGACAAACCAGAGTTCTGACACTCTGTTGACGTAGAGTTCCGCGCCTGTTAGCTGGCTATTCATGGAGACCCGCTTGTCGGAGGCTTTACCGCCGAAAGTGACCCGCATAAACGAACTCTCCCACTCACCCGCCAGAACGTCGCAGAATGGCGCACCCGCTCCGGTCGAGTCGAGCGCCACGTTATTGGGGAGGATATCGCGGCGTTTGCAGTGGTCGATGATTTGGTGGACGATCTGGTATGTTCGGGGAATCGCCTTGTTGGTCGCGTCATCATTGAGGTGGATCGCTTCACCTAACTTACAGACGTATTGGCCGTTACGGGCGTAGCCGACCTCGGCGGTGTACATAATCGTCCTGTCGCCACCGTTGGTGAACGCCGGATCGATTCCGGCGACGGTGGTTGGCTTGTCCGCCCAATCGACATCTGTCAAAGCTCCGCTCTTTACCATCTCGGCTTCAGAGTAGATCCCCGTCGTCTCGTCGCTGTCGAAGAAGATGGCGCGGACCATCCGCATGTAGCCGCGAGATTCTGGTCCTAGAAGCAGTCTGTCCTCCTCCAGCTTCTCGGCGGTGGGCAGCCAAGGATACTTAACCTCGCCTAACAATATATTTGGACTCCGCTCACCATCGAGCCGGATGTATTTGCCTCCCCATTTGGTGGGCCACTCGTCCGCAGTCTGCGTGTCAATCGACTCCCAGCCTTTCTTCGGCTCTGCCCAGACTCCGAAAGCGTCGAAGCGGCTACTCGGGTTAGACATCCCGATCATCTGGAATGACGGGTTCTTAGACAGGTTAGACAGTCCCGCATTGAGGATAGCCTCTGACAATTCCGATAGCTCGTCACCGATGAGTATCACGCGCTTCTGCTTGATCCCGATGAATTTGCCAATCGCTTCCCTCGTCTTCGACTTCTCGGCTGCGATAAGTGAGAGACCCGCTCTTTCGATAAGAGTGCCTTTCTCATCGATGTAGGCCGCGTTTCCAATCGAATCCCGAATCTTGATTGGTGCGCCGTCGATCACCGACAGCAAGGACATGACTGAACCCCAGATCCTTTTCCGTGCTTCCCGCAGCGTTGTAGAGGTCATCAGGACCAATGTATCGCGTGGCTGGCTCAACCACTGGACGATTCCCCATGCGGCCATCGTGTGTGATTTACCACTACTAGCTGACCCACCAATGGCGAGATACTTATCCTTCAGCGCCGCACGGATCATCTGTTCGGCCCAAGGATGGCGGACCATCATAGGCTCTGGCAGATCCTCGTGGTTCCAGAGTTCGTCGCAGATCCGCCAGAAGTAGAACTCCCTCGCCTTATTATTAGGGTGGTGTGCGAACCCGTAGAGGAGGGCGGTTATCTGGCTGGTCGGTTGGATTATGAGTCCGCCGATGTCCATCTTCTTAGATTGCGGGTCAATTCGCGGCTCTAGAACGCGCTTGCGCTTGTCTGCTTCTGAAGGCATAATTAAGTGGATGTCTGAAAAACCTATACGGGACTGCGAGGCTGAAGCTCTTCGACTAAACAAAGAAGGTTACAGTAATAGCGCGGTTGGTCAACACATTGGGGTCCACCGCAACACGATCCGCAAGTGGCTCAAGAAGCACGGGGTCGCCGCCAAGGTGAATGGGGACTTGGTCGGAGGTAAAGTTCTCGATAACCTGATACATAATACCGGCGTTAAGGAAGAGCATCTAAAACCGGATGCTGACAAGGACCAGCTCAAGGAAGACATCGAGGAACACTTCAATGAGACCGTGAGTTCTGCTATTGTTGAAGAAAGATTTAAAGCTTCCAAAGCGGAGGACGTCACCCTGAATGAAATCGCGGAGGCGCAGAACTCTCCGGCTGACAAATACCAGCACTACATCGCGGCGGCTGGAATCAAACTGCTTCGCGATTCGATTAAGACACTGCGTGGCCCGAAGACGATCCGTGAGATGTCGGAACTCGACCAGCTCATTCGGCGTAACTTAGGTCTTAACGCGAAGACGGGCGGCGGGAATGGAGGTAAGATGCAGATCGACATTTCGATCCTGAATAATTCCAAGGCGGATAAAGGTGGTGGTGCGATTAGACCTAAAAAAACGATTGACGCGGATACCGGAAAAGAGATTTAATGGCGTTGTAATGTTCCGAGACCGCCAGCCAGAGGTAAACCCGAAATTCATCACCCGCATCGATGAGGGGTCCGACTTCCGATTTTCGGTTAGCGAAGCTGGAGGTCTGTGGTATCGGGTGAATCCGTGCAACGGGCGCGAAGTATTCTACTTGCAGGCGCTGCCGAAAGGGATCAGAGTTCTGGTTCCAGCGGAGGGCAATGGACTCCTCGTAAGAGCCGACTCAATACCAAAATGAAACCCGAAACCCTATTCCGCCTTCACGAAGAGACGTGCGCTAAAACGCTCAACATCATGAGGGCAAAGAACAGCGACTACTGCGGTGGTGCTGAGACACTCGACGCCTTAGCAAACTTCAAGTCAGCGAAGTCATTGGGCCTCCATCCGGTTACGGGATTGCTGTTGAGGATGCAGGATAAGCTGATGCGGATCAAGTCGTTCGTTAACGACGGTGAGCTGAAGGTGGCTGGTGAGTCAGTGGACGATGCGTGTGAGGATCTTGTGAACTACTCGATCCTCGCTAAAGCGTTACTCACCGAAGAACGCGAGTGTGGCACCTGTAGTAATCCAGTTTCTGGCGGGGAGTGTGACAACCTCTATTGTCCCGAGAAATCTAAATGATCGTCGGAATCGACAACGGATTAGATGGCGGACTTTGTGCAATATCTAAATTTGATGGTAGCCTCATTGATAAGGTTCGTATGCCGACGCTCCAGATGTCGAAGAAGAAAGAAATTGACATCCGTAAAGTTCACCAATGGTTGATGGATCTAAACACGCCCTTTATTTTTGCGGTAGAAGAACCACTGGCCCATGCGAAGAGCAGCCAAGCCGTCCGCTCTATGGCGATCTCGTTTGGTAAGTTAGTAGGGATGGCCGAGTCCCATGACTACGAAAACATAATGCGTGTGTCAGTCCACAAGTGGCAGAAGGCCATGCTGGGCAGAGTCCCTAAAGGTAGGACTAAAGAAGTCGCCCTGAATCTCGCCAACCAGTTAGAGCCATCTGAGAACTGGCTGGCTAATAAACGCTGCCGGACGCCACACGATGGCATGATCGACGCCTACCTCATCGCCCGCTATATTTGGGGTGGGAGAAAAAGTTGATCTTATTTCTCGACGAATCTTTGGGCCTAGCCTAAAACCAAATAGATGAAAAAATTAGCGGTAATCTCGATAATAGTTCTATTCGCATCGTTACTATTTAAATACGGTGCTGAAGCATATGCCAATAGAGGGGGAGGCTATCCTGAAGGCCCGACAGTTAACAGCAGCGAGTTATATGTGAGTTCCGCCAATGTTTTTTACACATCTGATATCGAGAGTGAGGATAATCTCTTTAGCGGGGTTGTGCTTAGGCATTATGTAAACGGAAAACTCCTCGCAAAAGGCGGGGTCAAGGACGGCAAGTTACACGGCCAATTCGATTGTTGGTATGAGAATGGCCAAAAAAAAGCATCACTTGTTTGGATGAACGGAACGAAGTTTAGGGGTTTTAGAGCCTATTATCCTAGTGGCAACAAGATCGAGGGGGATGACCAAGAAATTGCTAGCCGTATTTTTGCGGGCGAGGTCATTGAAGAGTGATCTCGGCGCCTACCTCATCGCCCGCTATATTTGGGGTGGGAGAAAAAGTTGAACTTTTTTCTGGACGGAGTTGGTCTTCTGAATTATATGTCTGTTCATAGACAATAATTCAAATAGATGAAGACACTATATCCGAAACAAAAAGAAGCATTCGACTTCTTTTCAATCAAACAGAAAAGCGGCAGCAACACCCTAGACACTAGCCATGTCGGGACAGGCAAGACCGTCGTAGCGGCCCATCTGGCGAAGAGCCTTAACAGGCCCGTTGCCGTCATCTGCCCGAAGGCGGTCATCCCTTCGTGGGAGCGCGAACTCAAGGAGACGGGAATCGAGCCTATCTTCGTTCTGAACTACGAGAAGATCCGAACCGGAAAGACAGAGTGGATGTCAAAGCGTGGCAAGAAGATCATGAAGTGGGATCTGCCAGAAGACACGCTCGTGCTGGTCGATGAGGTCCACAAATGCAAAGGACCATACACTCAGAACGCCCAGTTGCTGGTCTCACTAGTGGCGCAAGGATATTCAATTCACGCGATGAGCGCGACCGCCGCCGAAGACCCTACTGAGATGCGCCCGTTAGGATTCGCGTTGGGCCTACATAGCCTTAATAAACCCACCGACACAACCAAAAGCTGGTTTGGCTGGATGATGCAGTTTGGGTGTAGGCAGAACGAGTGGAACGCATGGGAGCTTCGGGCTAAGTCTAAACTCAGTGACTTAAATAAGGTCATGTATAGCAGGAACGTGAAGCGTCTCACAGTGGACGACTTCCCTGATTCCTTTAAGGCGAACCGTGTATTTGTGGAGCCTGTAGCATTTGGCTCTGCTGCCAAGATCGCCAAGGCGTACAAGGATCTCGGAATCACTCCAGAGATTATCACTCGCCTCTTGGAAGACGGGACGGTGGAGGACAGCGATTGGGTTCTCGTGAATTTGCTAAGAGCCAGACAACTAGCCGAGTCCCTCAAGGCAAAAGACATGGCCGACATGGCTAAGGACTACGTGGAGCAGGGACACAGTGTTGTTCTCTTTGTCAACTTTACCGATACCGCTGACACGCTCCAGAAGTTGTTGGAGTGTCCCGCTATCGTGGGTGGGCAAACTGCCGACGAACGTCAGCAGGTCATTGATGATTTCCAAGACGATAAGGAACACGTCATCGTCGTGAACATCGCGGCAGGCGGAACTGGTATCTCGTTACACGACATCAACGGTAACCGCCAACGGATCTCGTTGATCTCGCCCACCTTTAACGTCAAGGATCACTTGCAAGCGTTAGGGCGCATTCACCGGAACGGAGCAAAAAGTGATGCCATTCAGAAGATTCTTGTTGCGAGCGAATCCATCGAAGAACATGTTATGCGGGTTATCGAACAGAAGTCGGATAACTTAAACACCCTACATCAATGAAAACAGAAAAATAATCATGACACAATTAAAAAATATAGCGGTGTCCGTAGCACACCTGCTGGAAGCTGGGATCACTCAAACAGATCGTGTTTCGATGCTCGCGTATATCGCAGCTAAGGATGGCGTCGATACGGGAGAAGTTGGTAGAGCATTCAGGGCTTCCCGCCCCAAAATTTATGGGGCGATGGCCGCGTTGCAAAAACTAAACCTGACCCGACAAGAACTCAGAGACGAGGTGGAAAACGGCGTCAAAAATAAAGTCGGTTACTGGTATGCCACTCCTTACGCTAAGGACGTATTGAGTAACTTCTCCAGTTCACTCCAAATCAACCCGAAGAACCAGAACCTTAACTATGAGTTGTCCGACTAAATACCTCTCAGACAAAGAGAAAATTCGCCTCAAATTACTTCAAGATGAGATCTACATGCTGACCCATAGGGTGAAGCGTATTCTTGAGAAGCGTGACCGCCTCTGGAGTGAGGTAAAAATAATACTAGAACCAACTATCACTAAATGAAAATAACTAACGCAGGAGACATTGACAGCGGGGCTGGCACGGCGGGCTACAGAGCCTATAAGAGAGGTCTCAATTGGTGCGAGGCAGAGAAGCTGTGGGCTACCTATAAGAAGAATAGCTTATGGTTCAAGGCCGCTTTCCAAGAATACCGGAAAGCGGGCGGCTACGTCCCCGAAGAAAAAACTATCCATAGGCAAAAAAAGATCGAAATCCTTGAGGAGAGTCCAGTCGTGAAAAATACAGACCCTCCGTCGTTAGCGAAGCAGCTTCTGGACTTAGAGATAGCCGACAAATGTCGGAGAGCGAGAAACCGAAATTCAAAGTACACCAAACCTTACCCGTGGTCCAAATAGACAATTAACCTCTTATACCAAATAAATTTATGAAAACAGTAGATAAAACGCGCTCCGTAAGGGCGGGTAAATTGATGTGTCCCGATTGGGCAAGAAGTAATTCACTTACCTTTGTTAAAGGTAAGTATGCTAAAGGAAAGAAAACAACGAAAAAGAAAAGTAGAAAAAACTAAAATTATGAAAACACAGAATAACTGGCCCCATCCAATGGCATTCGACAACGGAGGTATGACCTTGAAAGCTTATTACGCTGGTCAGGCTTTAACCGGAATGCTCGCCCGAGATAACGGCTATGATCCCTCAGATGAGGTTCATCGACAAGAATTAGCTAGCACAGTATGGAGCATAGCAGAAGCTATGATCGAAGATCAATACGCTACCCCCCGTCGTAAGTATTAATAATCAACCATTAAAACTGAAACATAATGGAGATTAAATATAAACCACTTAGTGAATATCTCGCATACGCAAAAGAGAGGGGCGAGGGCGAAGATATAGGCGCAGGTAGGATTATCAAAATGATCCTAGAACCAGACGAAATAACAATATGCGAAACAGTAGGGAGATTACGATCTCTGATCGCTAGAAGTTCTCGCGTTAAAGACGCGAAAATGGGGAGCCAAGATGGCGCAACGGCTGACGTGATGGGTATGAAGGCTGAGTATGCTTTTGCGAAAGCGTTTAATACATTCCCAGACTTAGGTCTGAAACCTAGAAGTGGTAGTGCCGACGGCGTCCTTAATGGCAAACGCTACGATGTAAAATCTACTAATCATTTAGATGGTATGCTTCTGTCTACTAGGAAAGTAAACCCAGACATCGATGTCTATGTCCTCGCTACTGTCAAAAATCGTTGTGTAAGATTTGTCGGGTGGGCATCCAAAGAAGAATTGATTAAAGAAGGCAATCTTATTGACCTTGGTTATGGGAAAGGATACGGACTTGATCAAAACAAACTAAAAGAATTACACCCTGAATACGGTTTCTAAAATAATGAATAACCAACCAAACCACACAGATAGAGGCCACGCGGAGTTTTCTCCGTCCAGCCTAAAGTATGTAGCCGCTTGCGCGGGATACACAGGACGTGACGGCACGTCACCCGCCGCAGAGATGGGGACCAGAATCCACGAGGCACTTGAAGTCTTCGACCCTTCTGCTCTACACACCGAGCAGGAGCATGAGATCTACGAGCATATCGTCAAGATGGAGAAGGAGTTCATGGTGAACTTCGGCGAGATCGACGAAGAGCTTAACGAGATCCAAGTTGAGGTCGCGCTAGACGGGACCG